AGGAAGCCGAGCTGGGGGGGGAAGAAACCCCCCCCAGCACGCGATAGGGGCGAGAGATCCCCCAGGGGCGTGATGGATACCCTATCTGTTCAATAGGCGTATCGTCCTAGTGGCGCCGGCCGGCGCTACTAGCCGCAAGCATTACTACTTGCTAGACGCATAGCTGAGGGGTTCCCTCAGCTACCATCCGTCTTTGAGCCACGGGAGATTTCCCACCATGGCTCTGCCTTTCGCCGGGCAAGGTGTGCGAGTGTGTTCGCCACCATCTGGACAAGGGGCTTTCGCTCCATGTCCCTCTCCGGTACGAGCTGGTAGTTAACCGCCCGATCCCGGAGGGGGAGTGCCCAGTACCCGGTCTTGCCTGACTGCCGAGCACGCATTGCAGAGACTGCTAGCTGCGTGTACGGCCCGATGTCACCCAACGTGCCAAACTTCTGCTTATATTTAAGCATGAAGTAGCGTGGCCGCTGCCACCATGCGGAGAGGAGGGGGTTTCCCTCTGAATCCCGCACGACGTTGTACCCGCCATTTTGGCCGGGCCGGAATCCAAGTGTCCCTTGCGGGTCAGTCGGAAGAACCGGGTTGACATGGGATGCCCATACCTGCCGAATGCGCCGGAGCGCGCCCGGTAGGGCGAAATTGGGCTGGTCAGCAAGGGTATTGTGGAAAGCAACTATATCTGCCATTGACAGGACGTCGGTTTCGCAATCGAGGATTGCAGGCCTAACGTCTATGCCGGCATAGTAGTCGCACCCACAGCTTTCCCGGAACGGCCCGTCCAGGAAAGTCTTCTTGGCGTTGAAGCGGAAACCGAGGAACTTCGCAAACCGCATGTAGCGGAGAGCATGCTCTCGACGGAGGATGACGTCGTCACCGTAGACGGCGTACTCTCCCCGCTTCACAAACTCGGAAATGGGTAAATCCTGTGTAGCGTAAGACGCTGCCCAGAACAACAAGGTTTCGACCGTAAAGGTCGTCCCATTGCCCATCCCTGCATACATGGCGTATGCGTGGGTTCCCCCGCCTATTTCAGGCGGTGCCTCGTAGTTAGGCGTACGAATCTGGTCGAGAAGCCTCGCCCAGGCCGTAGGGAAACCGAGTTGGATAACCATCCGTGCGATCAGGTTAGATGCATCGGACTTATCCAGGGTACAGAGAGGGTTCTCGCTTTGCCATTCGAGCGATCCCCTCCGTGCCCACGCCTGGTTCTTGCCCTGATCTGAGAGATCAATACCCACATCCAGAAGCATCCGTGTAAGCACGGCATGGACTCCTAGTTGTAGGTGGCCAGAACACGTTGGTTGCGCCCCGATCGAGCGCAGGCTCTCTATCCCCTTGTGGATGAACAAGAGGCGGTCCCTGTCGTTAACGGAACCGAGCAACGCCTCGCGAATCACGCGCACCGCGCCTAGGTATGCGTCGGGATTACCGACAGCGTACTCAGGGCGCAGACCATGATGTTCCCAGATTGCCTTGTCAAGGGCGAGGGAACGCGCTGCTAGCTCAACGGCACGAGGTGTACACTCGGAAGATTCGATCTTCCGGGCGTAGTGCACAGCCTCACCGCGTACGTCGGTCGAAGACCCAGGGCCGTAATGTGCGGCCTCGAGTATCTCCGTGATCGGGGGCTCAGTCCCGACGGCGTACTCTAGAGCTTCAGCAAGC